TCGATGCTTGCGCCACGGTGCGCGGCAGCTTGGCGAACTCCGCATCAACATCAACAGCCCGCTTTTGTATGGCCCCGAGTACGCGTTCAGACGTAAGCTCCCCGTCCAACATCAACTGCCGAAGCTCACCGAAAGGCACGCCGAGGCCGCGCGCAATTTCGCGGCCAAGCTCGGGCATACCCTCGATAACAGAGTTGAACTCTTCGGCCCGGATCACGCCCCCAGCCAAGCCCTGCCCAAGTTGCCGCAGCGCCGCCGAGACTTCCTGCGCTGAGCTACCACCGATAACGCCGATCTTCTGCAGAGTATCGGTCAGGCGGACCACCTGGGCATCGGTCGCGCCAAGCTCATGCAGGGTGCCGGTGAGCGATTCCCACAGCTTGACGGTATCGCCAAGGCTAGTCCCGCTATTGCGCGCAACTTCAGCGAGGCGCGCATAGGTCACCGCGGCCTCGGCGGTGCCACCAGAAAGGCGCTTTACGCGAGCCTCCAGCAGCGTGAACTCTTCGCCAAGTTGTTGCGCACGGCGCAGAGCCTCAATGGTCACTAAGCCAGCAAGAGCCGGCGCCAGCGAGCGAGCAGCAGCGGAAACCTTGCCTGCCCCTGAGTTCAGCCGGTCAAATGCCCGGTCAACTTTTGATAGCTCCTTATCGATGCCCTTTGTGGCCCCGGCGACAGCCGCATCTGCACGCTTCATTTCTTGACGGAGCTGCGCTGTGGTCGCCTCGATCCTGACGAGCATGCTGCTTATGTCTTGGGCCATGTTTACTTTCCTCGGGGCATAAAAAAGCCCCGCACTAGGCGAGGCTCTGTTGAGTCAGTTGGTATTCAGGTGGATCTTGGTTTATTAGCGAGTGATGCCCATACCAGCGCGCCAACCCAGCCAATCAGTGTCCAGCCGAGAAATAAGTTAAGTAGCGATATCGCCACCGCATTCGGATGATTGCGAATAGACGCGACGAACAACGGCACGAAATAGATGATTACCGCTATCGCAAGCAACCAGAATGACAACCCATCAGCCATGGTCACCCCCATATCATCCAAACCAACAGCCCTATAACAGCCAGCCATACCACTACCGATCCGGTCGAGGCAGACGAATCATCAGCTTGCTGCCGCTTGTAGAATTTGGAAGCAGATAGCCCGGACCCAGGCACTCCTGCCGTTACTCTTGTGCCATGCTTTCCGATATTTCCGGTCAGCCCGTTACCGCCAACCGAGGCGCTAACGCCGGACTTGCTTAGATTGACACGCAGCCCCGGCGCAATGCGGATACTTTTCCTGAATCGAATTGCCATCCCCGCCCCTCCTTGTCAGAAAGGGGCAATGTAGCAGAACGCCAGCTGCGCATCACTTCCCGGCGCCGCGCAAAATGGCCTTCATCTGCGCAGGCTTGGACGCGGCCTTGTCCTCTTCCTTGCTCTGCCCGAACGGGTTTGTAGCGCGCAGGAATTCGACCTTCGATTCGTAGGCCAGCAGCAGTTCAGGGATCGGCGTATGCCACGCCACGGCCGGGGGCCATCCGAGCCAGCCGGTGGCCAGCCCGTAGAGATGGTCGACGTATGAGCCGTCCTTTACGGCGCTTTGCTTGCCCGAGTCTTTTTTACGTTTCCCGACTCTTCCTCTGGCTTGGCGTCAGACGGGTTGAGCAACGCAACAACATATGGCACGACCTGGGCGGTCACGTCAGCCACGCCAGCAGCGAAAACGGCCTCTGGCACTTCCTTTGACTCTTTCGGGGAAAGGTTCGCGCCGGCAACGATGATATGGCTCACCACATCCACGCTCAGCGAGCCGAGCCCGTCAAGCGCCGGGCGCAGACCGCCGAAACGCTGCTCGATCTTGCGGACAGCGGCCAGGGTCGGTTCCAGTTCGAACTCGAACTCGCCAACGGTCACGGTGGTCTTGCCGTACAGGGTCTTACTTGTCATGGGTTGCTCCAGAATTCAAGGGGGAGGCGCGGCCCGGTTGAGCCGCGCTAATCGGCTTACGGGGCCGGGATTTCCAGCACTTCGGTGCCGATCGCGATGGAGATGTTCGCCTTGACGATCTCATCGGCCGAGCCGGCAGAGATGCGGCGGGACATGACCTTGCCGGAGAAGTAGAAAATGTCGCCGTCTTCGAACTCGATCTTGAAGTTGTAGTCGGTCGAGCCTTCGTCCTTCAGGGCTGTGTTGAGCGCGGTCTGGCCGGCATCGCCTGAGTCGAAGCCCACGGTCAGCTGGATATCGCCAGCGTCATAGGTGCCTTTGAACTTGCGAACGCGACGGTTCGCCAAGGCGGTAAAGGTGGAAGCGGAAACTTCGTCGCCGAACTCGCCAATCGACTCGACCTCACCAACCGCGACGTAGGTGTCAGCGGCGTAGGTAGTGGCGTCATTGGCCGGGGCTTTGGTGCCGATGCTAAAGACGGCGCCGGCTGCGGTATTTACAGGCATGGGTAGTCCTCCAAAGGACATTGGATGTAGCCGCAGTGCGGCAGGGTTTGGGGTTGGGTTACTGCTGGGTGTTAACTTTCAGCGTGATGGCGCCCATGTAGGTGATGCCGTCCGCGTCTCGGTTGGTGCTCATGCGCTCGACGCGGACACCGAAGGCCCGGCCATCGGATAGCACCAGGGGTCGCTGGTTGAGCGCGGCGTAAACCTCGCTCATGATTTGCTTCACTTCGCGCTGGCCTCTGTAATCGCTCCACACGCTCAAATACAGCAGCCGGCTGGCGCGGTCGCGGCCACTGATAGGGCTTGTGTTGCTGGCCATCTCGCTGTCGATCGTTAAATATGGCAGTTCCGAATCCATCGGCACGGCGTCATATACCGGCACGCTGAGTTCGTCGCTCAGGCGTTGATACAGCGCGGTCTGGAGCGGTATTGCTGGGTCGGTCATCTGCCTAGCCTCACCGCGCAAACAATGGTGGCGGTTACTATCTGGTCAGCGCCAAGTGTTCCGCCAACTCCAAAGCTCACGCTTTCTACGCCCGTAAGCTCTCGATCCCCCACCATAAAGCGAAGATTTTGAGTGGTGCACACCTCGCCTGGCTTGCCATCGGTATGGATAGCCATGATCTGCTTGTTATCCATCTGCACTCCTCGCCGCCTTGTCCAGAGTCGAAGCAATCGCCTCGCTCAGAATCTTGCGGATCTCGTCTTTGTTCAGGTCGTAGCTGGGCCGGATGAACGGGTGCGCTGGCCTGGCTGGAATGTCGGGCGCGTAGCCGAAGAAGTTGGAGCCGTCCGACTTGTTCGTCGGGTTCTTGCCGGCCTTGCCTTCGCGGCCCTTGGTGCCGTACTCGATGAATCGCAGAAAGAAAAACCGTCTGGCCTTCTTCTTGCCGCGAATACCGATCTGCGCGTCGAGGCCACTTTTCGAGACGAATGCCTCAAGTGCTGCCGCCGACTCGCCGGTATCCTTCGGGATGAGCTCCCGCTGCGTCTCTAGCACCAGATCAGCCGCTTTCTGCATCGCTGGACGCAGCTCGGTATCCATCTGGTTGCCGATGCGGCGCAGCAGGCCGCGTAGACGGAAGTCACCTTTGATAGAGCTACGTCTAGCCATGCTCCCTCCTACGGATTCGCCACGGACGAGCACAACAGTTGCATCATGTCGCGCTCGTTGCTAGGCAGGACCGCTTCTATCCGGTAGGTAATGGCGCCATCGACCAGCCGGCGACCCGCTACGAAGTCAGCAGAAGGACGCACGCGAATCTCCGCAGACACAACAGCCGTGAGCTGCTGCGCCACATTCGAAACACGGCCCGTTGGTGTGGTGATTTCGCACCAGACCGGGCGAATCTCTGCCCAGCCGTCGACGTAACCGCCCATGCCGTCTGGCGTGCGCTGCTCGGACTGGAGCGAGCAGCGGTGCCTCAGCTTTCCGGCTCTCATACGCAGGCCCACCGATGCGGCATCCACAGGGACTTGGTGGCCAGGGGCATCTCCGAGACGGAGACACCTACAGCGACCGATTCACGGTTGGCGTACCAGTGACCGATCAGCAGGAGCGCGCCCTGCTCGATGGATTTTGTGATTAGCAGGTGGTTTTCCACCGGGTCAGGCAGCGCAGCGACCAGCTTTCGGTTGGTCCACAGCTCGAAGGCGCTGATCGCGGCGTCGATATACGCCTGAATCAGGGCATCTTCTTCGGCGCCATCAACGCGCAGATGGCTTTTTACTAACGCGAGGTCGATCATTTTTTGGTGCCTCCCCCGCCAAAGTGGCAACTTTCAGGTGATCCACTGCGACGATGGCGCAGCGGTCGGAAACTTCTTGCTCCCCGGTTTCGATGCGCACGACACGGTTGCCGTCTGGCGCGAACGGGAAGGCTTGGTGAACCAGTATCTTGGGCATTGCCTACCTCCGAGAAGGAGCGCCCGAAGGCGCCCCTGTCCGGTTACACGCTGAGGGTCAGCACCTTGACCGCCTGCGAGTCGACCAGCATGCCGCCGACGCGCTTGGTGGTGTAGAAGCCAACGTTCGGCTTGTTGGTGTAGGGGTCGCGCAGCACGCGGGTGCCGATGCGGTCCACGATGGTGTAGGCGCGGCGGAAATCACCGAAAGCGATGGCGTTGGCGTCTGCCGCGACTTCCGGCATGTCCTCGTTCTCGGTGATGCCGTAGCCCAGGATCAGCGACGGCTGGCCGGCTTCCAGGCCCGGACGCCACAGGTAGTTGCCCTCGGAGTCCTTCATGGTGCGGATCTTGAACACGGTGGTGTTCGGCATCATCCAGCTCGCGCCAGCGCGGAAGCCCTTGCGCAGGGTGTAGACGAGCTTGATCAGGTCGTCAGCGGTGAAGTCACCCGCCACGCCGGAGTGAACTTTCTGCAGGGTGCCGAAGGCGCGCACGGCGTCGTTGTCGGTGCTCATGGCATAAGCCAGCAGACCCTTCGGCTTGTTCACGCCGTCGCCGGTCAGGAATGCCAGGCCTTCCTGCTCTGCGAACTCGCGGGCGACCTCTGCCGACAGCCAGCCTTCGGCGTCGAAGAACATATCGTCCAGGCTGGTCTGAGTGGCTTGCGGGTTTGCGTAGATCTCGCCCATGAAGGCGGAAATCTGCGCCAGGGTCGGCGTGCCAGTGGCCGGGCGCGCTGCATTCTCGCCTACCCAGCCGGAGCCAGCACCGCCGAGGTTGACCAGGCGCTTGTAGTCCGGGGTCGAGACGGTGATCTGGTTGCAGACCGAACGCATGGGCGACTCGTCGCGCAGCAGTTCGATGATGGAGCGGTCCAGTTCTTCCGGCACAGCGTAGCCGCCATCCGCGTCAACGGTGGTCTGCAGTGCCTTGGCTTGCAGTTCCGCCAGGCCGTCGTCCTTGCCCTTGCGCACGAACTGCATGAAGGCGTTCTTGTGCTCGGAGACGGACTTGCTGCCCGAGGCGCCGGGGCGTTTGGCGTCGGCCAGTTCCTTTTCCAGGGCGGATTTCAGTTCGTCCAACTCGGAGAGCTTGCCGTTCAGGGTTTCAACCTGGCCAGCCAGCTTGCCCTTCTCCGACTCCAGCGCTTCGACGCGCTTGTCGTTGACGGATTTGAACTCGTCGAACTTCTTGCCGAGGGCTTCGGCGACTTCCTGTACGTCTTTGATTTCAACGGCCATGTGGCCTCCTTAAATGCGAGAAATGAGGGTTTTCAGGGATTCAAGCGCTTCATCTGCCGCCGCCTCTCGCGGGGTAATGGCGCTGTAGCCTTTGGCCATAAAGGCTTTGGCTTGGGAGCCGGAAAACCCAACCTCTCGAAGGGCCTTCTCGACCTTGCTCGGCGGCGGCGTTTCGCCACGCTCAAGCAGGGATTTCACGTTGGAAATGCGCGCTTCATCGTTCGCTGGGAAGGTGACCAGGGAAACCTCCCACAGATCGACCTCCTTCAGCATGAAGGCGTCTTTCGTCTTGTCGTATTCGTAGTCGTTGAGCACGTAGCCGATGGATAGACCCGAGAGGCTGCCGGCCTTCATGTGGGCATGGGCGCGCTTGGCGAGCGGGTCATCGTCGATCAGCAGCCGGCCCTTGAGGAAAAGCCCGGTTTCGTCCTCGCGCATCTCGGTATAGATGCCGATGGGCTCGCTCATGTTGTGCTGCCACAGCAGCGCAGGAAGCCGCCCCTTCTCCTGCCAGGCCGCAAGGGACTTGGCGAAGGCGCCCGGCACGATGATGTCGGAATAGCTGTCTTTGACGCCGAACACGGAGCCGTAGCCCTCGAATTCGCCGCTGTCGCTCACCGATTTGACGGTAAGCGGTATATCAAGGCGCTGCTTGGTCAGCATTCGCGGCCTCCGGGTCGGTGGTCATGTTCATCGGGGTCAGGTAAACGTCGCCGCCTTCGCGCGGGTTGAGGTCTTCCAGTTCGCGGCAGTCGTTGGGGCTCAAAATTCCCCACTGAATACCTTTGCCGTAGCTCTCGTAGCGGCCCTTGAGGTCGCCGCGCAGCAGCGCCCCGGCATTGAATTTGGCGTAGTGGTTGGCCCGGTCCTTGTCGTTCAGCAGGCCGACGCGAATGCGGTTCTCGATGCGCGTCAGGTACGGCACCAGGGCGTAGTTGACGAAGGACAGGCCGAGGTTTTCCACGTTGTTGAACGTGGCTTTCTCCAGGCTCGCCACCAGGTGCGGCGGCACGCGGAAAATCGCGCAGATTTCGTCGCGCTGCATCTTGCGGGTTTCAAGGAACTGGCTGTCTTCCGCGTTGAGGCTGATCGGCTTCCAATTCAGGCCCATTTCCAGAATCATCGGTTTGTAAGCGTTGGCAACGCCCATGTGCTCGCCGTGAAACTGCGTCTTGAGCCGGTTGAACGCCTCATCCGTCAGCGCCTGGTCGGTTGCCAATACGCCGGAAGTAACCGCGCCATTGGTGAACAGACGGCTGCCGTGCTCTTCGGTGCTCAGGCCGAGCGCGATGGCCTGCCGGGCGTAGGCAATGGGGTTCAGGCCATGCAGCCCGTCTAGCGTGAACAGGCGCACATGCCAGATTTCGTCCTGGCTCAGGGTGCGCTGCTCGCCATTCTTGAAGGTGACTTTGTAGGAAACCGTCCAGTCGTCGTTCAGTTTCGGCGTTACGGCGCCCGGATCTATCGGCAGCAGCTCGACAACCTGCCCCAGGGCATAGACCTTGTAGGCGTAGAAGTTGCCGCGCAGGCACAGGCACGCGACCAACAACTCCCAAAACTCCTGGCTGGTCATGTAGCCGTTGGGCGCCACGCTCAGCAGGTAGTTGAGCCGGTGCGACGCCGCCGTCTCGATGCTGCGCCCTGTCTGCTTGACCAGCCGACACGGCAGCATCCCTACCGACTCGGCCAGCACGCGGACGCAGCCGAAAACCGTAGTCATCTGCATGGCGCGGGTCGTTGTGACCTGCTGGCCGGTGACGGTTTCATAGCCGACGCCAAGCGCGGCAGCCAGGGCGGCCGATGTGTCGATAACGTCCGCGCTTTTTGTGCCAAACAGGCCGCGCAGCTTTGCAATCATGCCCATCAGAGCGTCCTGATTCCGTGTTTGAGGATGTGGTCGGAGATGGTTTCGTCCGCACGCTCGACCGAAATCGCGCGCGCTAGAGCGATGATCAAGGCGACGATGCCGTCGATCTTGTTCTCGGGCCGTTCTTTGTTGGGGTAGATGTTGTCCTTTACGTCCATCTTCGCGACGACGTTGGAGGCCATCCACGTCAGGACCGGGCAAT